TATCAGCACCAGTAACTGGAGCTAAAGCGTTTACACCTGATCCTGCAGCAGCATCAACACCTTCGATCATAGACATTTCTAAGTAGTCTTCAAATCTCAGTCTTGTTTCGTGCTCAGACTTTAAATACCATAAGTATCCAGTAGCTCCGTTTTCTGTAGTTACTTCAACCCATCCAATTTGAGCCATATCAGAACCAGAAACAACATACTTGTCTTTGATTATAATTGGCTTGTTAGATAAGAACACGTCTTCAGACTCTAAAGAACCAACCATTCCGTTAGCACCTTTTTTGAATTCAGAACCGTATACGAAAATAGTAGCTGAACCAGCAAACATTCCAGCTGCTTGAGCTGCCTCGTAATAAGCTACTTCAAAAGAATCAGCTGTACCAGCTGCAGTACCAGCACCAACTGCTGTTACGATAGCTTTGTTTGAAGTTGACCCACTTTCTAAAGAAATGAAAAGTGTTTGACCTACTCTAAAGTTACAAGCTGCGCCACCTGCAGTAATCCACGGAACATTAGTTGCAGCAGTAGCACCATCAGTTCCTGTTGTAGTACAACCTTCGTACTTTGTGTGTAGTCTACCTTGCTCTGCCCATTTGATAAGGTCTGAGTTAGTAGGCATTTCAGCTCCCACCATCCTTAGGAAAGCTGCGATTGTTCTGTTACCGTATCTTTCGAATTCTTTTTCGTAAGTATCAGGTAAGTATTGATTTAAAAAATCAAAGTTTGTTATATAATTGCTTGGTAAAGCCGCCTTTACCGAACTGGGGGTTAATGAAACTCCACCAGCATTTAATGATCCTGCCATTGTTTTTGTTTTTAGTTGTTAGTTTTTGTTTTTGTTACTTTTTATTCTTAATCCAGAACCACTACTACTACTAACTGCTGAAACTTTAAAACCTCCACTAGACACCGATTGAGTTGCGTTACGAATACCATTCATGTCAATGTTCTTACTTTCCTTAGTTATGTCATTTACTGCATCAGACTTACCTTGCTCATAAAAGAACTTGGCAAATGAATCAGGGTGCATAGCTAATGAAAGTGACTTATGATACGAAGCGGCATCTTTTAAGTAACCTTCCTCACTCAAGTGTTTTGATATGAAGTTATTGATGTCTGCTTGTGACTCTTTTAATTTATTTGAATCAGCAGGTTTGTATTTCATCACCTTGTCATTTAGTTTAAACTCGAAACCTTCGAAATTTTCATTAAATAACTCATTGGTTTTTTTTGAGAAATACTCAGACCTCTTGTTTTGCTCAGTTAACGTTTGTTGTGTTTCCTTCTTACTTGTTTTATAAGCGTTAAAATCCTCTAACTCCTCGGCAGGTATAAAATCTTGTGTTGACTCAACTTTCGTCTTATAGGTCTCCTTTAGATTGTTAAAGTACTCTTTGGCTTTTGCAAGTTCTTCCTTTTTTGCTATTTTCCTTTTTCGAATAACGGGAGCTTCATCTACTTCTTCATCGTATGCAAATCTTTCACTAAGTTCAAAATCGACATCATCTGAATCTAAATGAGGCTTCTGTTGTTTCCAAAATTCAAACAGCAACTGGTCTTCATCCATGGAATTTACATCCTTGTTTAATCGAATGAAATCCTCTAACCCTCTTCCAGTTTCCTTTTTATAATTTAAATAGTTTACTATTTCTTCAGGAATCTCTGGAGAGTTTTCACGTTTAGAAGTTAAATCGTCTAATGACGACACTTCCTCACCATATCTGTTTCCAATAAATGAAAGAACTTCTTCCTCTGTTAAAGAGGGTTTATCTTCTACTTTCTCTTCTTTTTTTTCCTCTGCAGTAGTTTCAACTTTTGTTTCCGCACTAACAGATGGTGTTTCTGCTGGAATCTCTGTTGTTTCTACTGTAGTCTCTTCTTGAGCTTGACCTGCTTTTTTTAGTAGATCTTCTTCTCTTTCAGCTACTGATTTTTCTTCAGCACCATCCAGGGCTCTTACTTTTATATTATCCATTTGATTTGATTTTAGTTGTACAAAGTTAGTAACTTTTTTTTACTTCTACCTAGGTTCAAACTCTGCGAAGTCAAAACCATCTAAACTATCCTCGTTTGATTCAAAGTTTATTGGTGGAAGTTTATCTTGTCTTTGTTGTATTAATTTAGACTGTTCAGTATTTTGTTTAGATATTCTAGAAGATTTTGCATCCTCTTTCTGCTTATCTCTTTGCTGAATACTATCTAGCTCTACCCCTTTTAGTTGCATTTGATACATAAACTCTTCAGCCATTAAATCCTTTTTAAGCATTGCTTGCTGTTGTAATTTTTCTATTGCAAACTGACTTTCCGCTTGTTCTATTTGAATCTTAGCCTGAGTTTCTGACTGAACAATTTGTAATTTAGATTGGGCTGCTGCTTGTTGAGATTGCATATTCATTTGACTTTGCATTTGCATCTTCTCATTTTCTCTAGCCACATCTCTTTCTTGTTTTTTCTTACGCTTTAGTTTCAGTAGTTCGTTAGCCATTTTAAGATTCTTAATCTCTCTAATGTCAATTGCATCTTCTAAATCTATCTGGTCACGCTGCAAGGCTGTCTGTATATTAGCCTCTAACTGAGCTTTTTGTTCTTCATCTGGGGCTACTTCTAAAAATATTCCAAAATCGTGTAGGTATAAGTCTTTGATATCATTTAATATAGACACGTTGTACTTTCCTATTTGCATTGCAAACTCTTCTTTAAACTCTGCATACTCTAGTACATCTGCAACTCTACAAGACAATGCCTCGGCAAGTTTCTGAGTAATCTGTAAGTTGGCCTCTAGTATATGTCTAGTAGCTACGTTTGAATTCAAGGCTGCTAACTTTTGTAACCCTACCAAAGAATCAGGATTAGGTGTTGACGCATCACGAGCTTCGTTAAGTCCGGTCACGTCTCTAATCATATTTAAGTAGTGGTTGTAAGAACTTATTAAACTAGCCATCTTGGCTTGACCACTGTTAGTGCCTAATTCCTGTATTGGAACTCTAGCATTGTTAAATTCACCATCTTGAGTATAACTTCTACCAATAACACTACCTGTTTGAAAATACAGCTTTAGAGCGTCTTCTGGATTGTATGCGGCACCTGTACCTAAATCAACCTCATTAAGTCCGTCAGCATCTATAAATACACCATCAGGTACTACTCTAGATATTACTTGCTGTAACTTAAGGTGAACTACTTGAATTAAATCAGCGAATGTAATCATACGCCTAACTAAAGATTCAATAACTCCTTTATACATTCTTGGTGCAGCACCAATGTAATTAGGTAAAGCATACTGTGAAGCAGACTTAGGACGAACCATATTTTTAGCCAACTCCCACTTTAAAACTTTTTGAGTTCCCATTACCATAATACCATCGTACCAAACATCTATTCTTTTTTCTAACTTCTCAAATCTTTCTTCATCTGCAGATGGATTAAACGACTCGTCTTTTCTAATTACTTTCTCCCCTCCATTATCCATGTACTTTTTCTTATAAACCATCTTTCGAGTAGTCTTATAATTATAATACAGTAGTGTTACTACATCTTTTTGAAATAAACTATCCTGATAAGGTCTGACAATGCCGTAATAGTTATACCAAAGTGATGACATCTGAGCAATCTCTTCCATCTCTTCCGGAGTAATATCTGGCTTTATCTTTACTAATTCTGTTATAGGAACTTGCTTAACTTCACCGAAATAAAAGCAATCATCGAAAGTTGGACTTTCAGTGTAGCTATATACTAATGATGCTGGATCTACATACTCTACAGATATACCTGAGTTAGGTAAAAACTGATGTTTAACAAATGAAGTTCCTAATACCATTAAGTCATAGTTGACTTGCTTCTGAACTCTTTGCTTGTAATGGTTTTCTTCTAATATAGTATCAATAGCTTCTTCTTCTGCAATCTCTATAGCTGGCTTGTAATTCATTTGCATATACAACGCTAACTCTTGATCACTCTCTGGTAAATCTTGCTTAGGTGTATTAAACATATCAATGCCGAACATTTCTTCAGTAGCCTCTAGCATTGGCTTCGCTACCATATCTGCTTCTACAATCTCTTGAAACTGATGTTTCTTCTCAGCTGACATTGCGTCTTGTGCGCTGGCTTTGACATCAAACAATCTATCTGCCATACCGTTAACAACAATGTCAACAAACTTAGGTATGATAGGAACTGGTGTCCAGTCTAAATTCAAATAACTTAAATCTCCGTCTACTGCAATTTCATTCTTATACTTTCCTATTGGTTGTTCTCCTCTTGCATATAGTCTTAATCTATGAAACTCTACCCACTGATCATAAAACCTACAACTGTTACCATCTCTCTTAAACCATTCGTACTGTATGGATTCACCAACACGCATTCCGTACTCTAGTGAGTTCTTTTCTGCGTCTGTGGCTTGTTGGTTAGGAAAGGTAGTTGGGTTGATTAGAATTACTGGTTCTTTCATTTTTACTTTATAATCGTGCTCAATGCACCTTTATTACTATATCTTGCAAAGTTAATGCTTATTTTTGACTCTTTCTTTGGGGTGTGATACAATCCTTTTTGATTAGCCATAATAGCCAAACCTGAACTTATTGTAGCATCGTATTTAGTTCTGTTATTAATATTAAACTTAGCCCAATCTTCTAGTGTTCTGCTAAAATACATAGACCCCATTTCGTCTGAATCTCTATAAACTGAATCTAAATCTAAACCAACATATTTCTCAATATAAGATTCCACTGCAGCAGCGTGAGCTTGCTTTACAGCTTCAGATGAGTTAGGTATACCACCTAGTTCTTTTTCTGTCTTAGACAAGTTCATTTTGCTTTTATCAGGTCTGTTTATTGAAAATGCTCTATACCCTCTATTCTTAAAGTGATACAATAACCTTGGCTTGTTATTCTCTACTAGTATTGGCATACCGTAAAACACGCACGCCATTAACACTTCTTCAAAAAATATCTCTGCTGTTTGCGGTCTGGCTACATACTCCAAGAAAAAATGATTACTAGGAGCTTCATCCATGTTAAATTTTGTTAAACCGTGAAGAGCTCCATTAGAACCAAAGCCACCTACGGTTCCTGAAATATCATAACTATCACATCCGAAAGATCCTAAGTGTTCGTTTCCTGGAAAGTAAAGATTACCTTTAGTAACGACTCTGTTTTGCATCTCTGGCTTAGGTGTCCACGAAACTAAAAACCTTCCATTTTTTTCCGGTATCCATACCACCTTAGTGTCTTTAATACCATCCTTCCACATAAACTTACCTCTAGTCAGTACTCTTTGCTTTATTAAAGCATCGTTGTAATCTATTTGCTGGTATATTTTAGTCAGGTTAAATAAAGACTGCTTACTCTCATCTCTAAATGCGTGAGACTCAGTCCTTGGAAACTGTCTATAAAATTCATTTAATGCATCTGCATCTGTCTTTAGTGAGTCTACCTCATTCTGCCAATAGTCTACCACCCCAACACTTATATTCTCACCGTCTGCGCCTACTAGTGGTTCTTCTGGAGTTTCTAGCACTGCATGACCATACTTATCTATATATCCCTCAAAGTTATACTCCATTGGTATAAATAAAGAATACAACCCCGATTTAGTTTGCCCATTAGCATTTCTTTTACTTACGTCAGAATCATAGAATAATTTCTTGAAGTTCTCCCCACCTTTATCCAGGGCGTTTGAAGTAGAGCCCATCATACACTTACCTACAATCTTAGATCCTAATCGTAAACAGGTTTTAGTTACTCTCCAATTGTTTAATATGTTTTCAGGCTTATCCCATTTACCGCTCTCATCGTGTATTAACAGTAATAGTTTTTCTCCATCATAAGAGTTGTCTGAAGTGTTTTTCCAATCTAAAACAGTATCTAAACCATCCATAAACAACTCATCCTTCTTATCCATATTCTTCTTAGTAATTTTACTTGCTGGAACACGATAAGCTAATTCTGTTTTTGGCTTGTCCATACCATCCTGAATAGGCTTAAAAAAGAACGGATAGTTGTTAGAAATAGGAACTACTTTATCAGTAAACATTTTCTTAGCATCAGAACCAGTTTTAGAAAGTATACCTACCCTAGCATCTCTAGTAATGGTACCTTGGTTAACCGCTTCACAAGAACTCATAAATGAAAACCCAGAACGTCTGTTCTTTAAGTAACACATTCCAAAACTTCTCTTGTCTGCTTTACAAGCTTCCCAAAATAAATAAAATATTCTATTAGATTCTCTAAAATCTGGCTTACCTACATCAATCTTGGTCCAGTTTAAATACATGTAGTGAGTTCCTGTAATGTAAGTAGGCTCTCCGTTATTAGTAAACCATTCGCCACTTTCTCTTTTGTCAAACTCAGCTTCTACATAATCCACCCACTTGGATTTAAACTCATTATCTCTTTTCTGCCAATCAAATATGGTTTTTATACTCTTTAGTTCTTTAGGCAGTTCATTAACTTGCCACTTATCAAATTTAGTATTTATGTTTTTTGGCTGTTTAGGTAATCCTACTTTTAATCCTTGTATGTCGTAAACTTCTCCTAGGGTTCCGTCTTTAGATATAACAACAATATCGTACTTCTCATTATACCCATATTCCCAACTCTTAGCCTTGTTCTTGGTGGTTATAACAGTTTTTGGTATCAGTTCGTTTACAACTGTATGTAGTTTATTTTGATCTCTTTTCTGCAAATCCTTGATAAGCTTCTTTTTCTATTGTTCTTTCTTCTAAAATAGCTTGTTCTTCTTGTATTCTATTTAATATCTCAAATGCGTCAAATATAGCCAGTTTCTTAGTAGCTGCTGCATTCTTTAGTCTATCTGCTGCTATATCGTCTTCTGCATCGTACTTTATAATATCTTCCTTGGCTACCTTTATAAGCTCCTTAACAGCTATCTCACCGGCAGATATAATGTCTTCTTTTAGTTTCTTTACTTTTATATCAACACGCATATATCTTTAGTTTTCATTCTGTATAATGTTTCTCCATCAATATCAAACTCGTATTCAGATTCTGGTAAAAAACAAACATTATCTCCTTCAAAAATATCTAGTTTTCTTAGTTCTTTATTACCGTATTTAATCTCACCAACTAGTTGCTTGTTTCTATCTACGGACAATACAACATCTTTATCTCTTTTAACTGGCTTAATAAAACAATAATCTCCTACTGAATTCCATTTATCTTTGTTCTTATATAAATAAACTTGCTCTACATCTACTATGTACAAATCATCTTTAAAATGGCAAGGACCGCTTTTTTCCACTCCTTTCATGTCGTAGTACTTTCTAAATATATTATGGTGCACTACCACAGTATCTCCTTTAGATATTTCCCTGTTAAAAGCCCATAAAATAGGAATCTCTTCTACGGTAGCAAATCTATTAGTAGCGGTGTGGTCTTCTTGAGAAGTGCTTTTTATTAGCTTGCCATCACCGTGTTTGCTTAAGTTGTCATAGCGATTACCTCCTTGAGGTTTTACTATAAAACAAAATGGGGATTTCATGTCAATAGTTTACATTGTATTCTAAAGAAGAAGGCATTGCTATGCTAAAACTTTTCCAAAGAAAAACTTCGTTCTTTTTATTCTCTACGTAAACTTTAATTTCACCATCGTCTTCTTGCTTGATTACGTGTATGGTATATGTTTTTAGAACTGGCTGTCCTACAATATAGTTCATTGCCGACTTGTAGTCTGAGCCAACAGACACTTTTCTTATGTATTCCATTTTATTAAATTTTAGTACCTACTTTTTGTAGGATTTTACTCAGAAGGAAGTGGCTCTACAGGAAATGCAGCACTATAAGCATCTTTCACGGATTGAGTCCAAACAACATTAGCAACTGCGGCAACCTCTGAATTTAAAGTAGCAACATCTGTTGTAGGTGGATAACAAGTTCCGTTTAAAGATTCAGATATTAAAACCCCATCTTCCAACACTTTTACTTTTTCTTTGTAATTTATTTCTTTAAATTGACCTACAACCTCTATGGATGCAGCTTCTGTTTGTTTTGTTATTGCCATTTTTATTTTTTTTAAGCTTTTCTATATATTACTGTTCCTGACACGACATCTCCACTTTGGAATATTGGTTGTCCTGCTGAATCTACTAATTCAAACA